TCCTTGATTCTATAAAAGGTAGATATGAGTTTCCTGAATTACGTAGACTTGCATTAGAGCAATATAAGTATTGGCAACCAGAATCGGTTATAGTTGAAGCAAAAGCATCAGGTTTACCTCTTACATATGAGCTTAGACAGATGGATATACCGGTTGTAAACTTTACACCGTCTCGTGGAAACGATAAACATTCACGTGTAAATGCTGTTGCACCTTTGTTTGAATCTGGTATGATATGGGCACCAGAACAGAAATTTGCAGATGACGTCATTGAAGAGTGCGCTGCGTTTCCTTATGGCGATCATGACGACCTTGTTGATAGTACAACACAAGCGATTATGCGATTCAGGCAGGCAGGATTATTACAACACCCTGAAGATTATGTGGATGAACCACAAGAGCAACGTAAAAGGAATTACTACTAATGATAAGATTTGGAATGGCTTTAATGGAAATAGTTGAGCAATTGACTAGAGGTTTTATAAAAGCTACAGGTAAACAACCTGGTAATTTAGAGAAATTAAAAATTCAACAAGAAGCTGTCCAAAAATTTAAAGAGATGAACAAGGTGGTTGATATGGAAGGTAGAGCCATGGATACTACTAAACCTATCATAGGTGGTACTCAAAGAGGTGCTGATCTTAAATCAGGAATCATGAAAACAATGGGTGCAAGACCTAGACAAGTTTTATCTGAAGATGAGATTAGACAAAAATTATTAAAAAATAATGAAGAAGGACTCGCGTCTATGAAAAGTAAACTAGATGACCCAGAACAAAAAGCAATGGGTGGACGTATTGGTTATGCAGGTGGTTCTGATATGGGAACTGTTGCAGATTCAAAAGGTAATGTTGGTCCAAGTAAAGGTGGTTATCAAGGTGGAGGAACAGGACCTGTTGAAAGACCAAGTGGGGGTGGAGGAGGAAATGATAACAATACAACTTATGATTACACTATCCCAAAACAAATTATAAAACAGACAGCTATCAACACAGTAAAAAATTTAGGACGTAGAGAATTAATGAATACTCTAGGTCTTGCTAAATTTTCTAATCCAATAGGAATAGCGATGGCATTAAAAGGTTTATATGATCAAACTCAAAATCCTACTTTAACAGAAGAAGAAGCAATGGGAGGTGGTATAACTGGAATGGATATTTCTACATTACAAAGTTCACCTTATGAAAATATGGCTCCACAGTTTAAGGCAGACGGTGGACGTATTGGTTACAAAGTTGGTAGTAAAGGAAAAGCTGTCGAAGGTTTAATAAATTTAATAAAAAATAAATTTGGTAAGAAAGCTGCAACAACTGCAGACAAAGCACCTATCCCTCCAAAGACGTTAGAGCGTGATATGTTTAAAAAAGCTGACAAGAGATTAAGTGACAAAAGAATGTTAGACGATGATGAGTATCAAGATTTCTTAGATGAAGTAGGTGGTGCAGATCAATTAGAAGCATACGACTTTGATGGTACAGTAGGTTCTGCTAAAAGAATTCTTAAAGAACAGAAAGAATATATGGATGATATGTTCATGGAGTATAAAAAAGGAAACTTAGATCCTGTAGCAGGCGACAAATCTCCAGCTAGAAAAAGATTCTTAGAGAAAAAATTAGAAGAGATGGAAGCAAGTGGTGACAAAAGATTAATGACGGTAGATGAAATTGAAGAACTATCTTCTTTTGATTTAGGCTCTGAGATGGATGTAGCAAAATCACTAGCTCCTAAAATGGTAGAGCGACTAGAACTAAAACAAAAATACCCAGGTATTACTGATGACCTGTTAGATAAAATTTTAATAGATGATAACATGCAGAGAAAAGCAGAAGTGCTAGCAACAATGGATGAGGCAATTAAGATGATGGAAAAAGGTAAAGGTGCTGATGAGATTGTAGAGACATTTAAAAATGTAACTAGAACTAAACAAGCTTACGGCGGAATAACTAGAGCAAACTTTGTAGGTGGTGGCATGGGACGTAGAGGATTTTTAAAAATGCTAGCAGGAATAGGTGGCGGAATCGCTGCAGCTAAAACAGGTATACTAAAACTAGCTGGTAAAGAACCAGCTAAACAAGTTGCAAAAGAAGTTGTACAACAATCAACAACTACACCTCCTCCATACTTTTTTAAACTAGCGGATAAAATTAAAAAATTTGGTAGCGATACAACACCTACCAATGACAGAACTATTGCTAAATCTTTAAAATCCAAAGATGGTAGTTCAGATTATATATTAGAAGAAGATATGGTAACAGGAGATACACAAATCAAAAAAGTTAATATGGAACGTGATGACATGATTAATGATATAGAAATTATGGAACTTAGAAAGGGTGAGGTTGTAAAAGGACCTGATGGTAAACTTATTAGAACTCCCGATGAATATGATGAAGTTACAGAAAGTATATCTAGAATTTACAAAGATAACTTTAATGACCCCGATTACTCTGAAGGTATTAGAGTTAAAGAAGTTATGGAAGAAGTTATGGACGCTCCATCAATCAAGATCAAAAAAGCATCAGGCGGTATCGCTAGAATGTTAGGTGAGTAATGGATCTCTTTAAAAGAATACAAGACCTGAACGACTTGTACGATGGTCCAAGCGCCACGGTCCTTGAATCACGGCCCATGTTCAATGATGGTGGACGAATACCTTTTGATAAAGCAGGATCAGTTAAATTAGGTTCAGCTAATTTAAAAAGAAAACAAGATGGTCTTCAAACTTACTATGATAAGTTTGGAAAAGAAACTTTAGATAAACTTTCAAAAAAAAGCGATGGTAAAGTTTTTAATAAATTAAGCACTAATGAGTTAAGTAATTTTAAAAGAAGAGTTATTAAATTTGAAGATTTTATTAAAGAAAATAATCGTATGCCTACAGAAAAAGAAGCTAGAAGTATAGGTAGACAACCAAGAATTCAAAAAGAACAAGCTATACAAATAAAACTATTAGAAGAAACTAATAAAGGAAAATTTTTTGATCCTGAAAAGTTTGCCAAAAAAAATAATATTTCTATGAAAGAACTAAAAAGAGAAGCAGGTCTTTTACAAACAAACATTTATAATAAAAGAATGAAAATGTCTGGAAAAGAAATGAGACGCGTTTTAGATTGGATACCAAACGATGCTTCTGTATCTGATAATGCTTTAAATAAATTATGGAAATCTAAATTAATTAAATATGAACGAAATAAAATAGAAGAATTATTTTATGATGCATTTGGTAGAGAATTTGTAAAAGGAACTAAAGATAAAAACCCAAATTTTAATCCTAAAAAACATTTAGCAATAAGAAATAATTTAACAGAGTACTATCAATTAAGAGAAGCAATAAACCTTAAATATCCAAATATTAATTTAGCTTTAGATCATCCTTTATCTAAATCTACTTTAAAAAAAGTATTTGATGCAACACCAGATCAATTAACAAGAGTTAACCCATTAGAAGCAGATCTTAACAATGGTTTTAAAGATACATTATCTTTACAGTATGAAAAAGCTATACAAGGTAAAAATATACCACAGAAAAAAGCAGTAGAAAAAATAGCAAGAGATTTAAAACTTAATATTGGTAAAGTTAATAATGATGCAACTAACTTTAAATATGGAGTAAAAGAATTTCAAAAATTAAATATGAAAGATGAAGTATTAAAAGCTGTTCAAACTCAAGCAGATTTAAGTTCTAATTTTAAAAATTATGTTAAACAAAATCCTGATTTATTTAAAACTGCAAATGTTAATCCTAATACAAACATAACTAAAGTAACACAATCTCAAGTAAAACAAATAGAAAAAATATTAACTCCTAAACATCAACAACTAATTAAAAATCAATTCTGTCCTGGTAACAAAGTAGGTGGTCCTCCTGGTTCATGTGATATTAGTGAAGCCATGGACAACATGATTAAACAAACTAACGCTGTTAAACAAGGTGTATTAAAAGGAGATGAAGCAACTAGAATTGCAAACAAAGCATCTAAGGTTGTAAGGTTTGGAACAGGCAAAGGTTTAGGTGCAGTGTTAGGTCCAATAGGTTTAGCAGGTGAAGCTGTATTTGAAATTGGAATGGCGGTTCCTGGTTATGCAAGAGGTGAAAGTGGTAAAAGATTATTAGGAGATAGTATACTAGGATTGATTCCTGGTGTTGGTCAAAGTGCAGAAGAAGAGTTTGATGAGTACGCAACTAAAGATGGTATGTCACAATTAGAACAACAAAAAATAAAAGATGCAAATAGATTTTTAGAATTAAATGATGCTTTAACTACTGCATCAAATGTAGGTATACTAGAGGGTAGAGGCGCTGGAAGAGGTGGAGAAAATCAGGCAGCAAAATTATTTAATAAACAATACCAAGAGTATGAACCTTTGTATAATCAATTTGTTGGAGGACCTCCTTCAGAATCTGCCAGCACTGCTTTAGCAGAACAACAAAGAATAAATGATTTAATAAATGCAGATAAAGCAATTCGTGCAGAACAAAGAGATATTGCTATGGATGAAGATTTTATGGCAGCAGGTGGTGGTATTGCAAAAGAAGCAGGCGATAGATCAGGTGCAATGACAAGATCCATGAACCCTGATTCACAGGGCTTGTCTTATTTATTTAATCGTGTTAAGAAGGTATAGGAGTAATAAATGGCAGATATAGATAAAGGACTCCCGAACACTAGAACTAAAATTGACATTCCTTCAGAAGAAGAGATGGCAGAAGAAGTTACTGTTCAGGAAGAAGACATTGATAAAGGACCTGTAGAGGTTATCCCAGAAGAAGATGGTGGAGTTACATTAGACTTTGAACCAGGATCAATAAACGTACCGGGAACAGAATCACACTTTGATAACTTAGCTGATATTTTACCAGAAGAAAATTTAGATCCAATTGGAAATGAAATGGTTCAAAATTACATGGACTACAAATCTTCAAGAAAAGAATGGGAGAGTGCTTATACAACTGGATTAGATCTTCTAGGTTTCAAATATGAAAACAGAACTGAACCTTTCCAAGGAGCTTCAGGTGCAACACACCCAGTGCTAGCTGAAGCGGTAACACAGTTTCAAGCTCAAGCTTACAAAGAATTATTACCAAGTGATGGACCAGTTAGAACACAAGTTATAGGAGTTAAAAATCCACAAACAGAACAGCAAGCAAGTCGTGTTAAAGATTACATGAATTACTTGATCATGGACACGATGAAAGAATATGAATCTGAATTTGATTCTATGTTATTTCATTTACCATTAGCTGGATCTACATTTAAAAAAGTTTACTACGACGTACCACTTGGAAGAGTGGTATCGAAGTTTGTACCAGCGGATGAATTAATTGTACCGTATACGGCAACCTCATTAGACGATGCGGAAGCAGTTATTCATACCGTGAAAATTTCAGAGAACGAATTAAGAAAACAACAAGTATCTGGATTCTACAGAGATGTAGAATTAAGTCCTCCCGGTACAGAGACTAATGGAGAATTAACTAAAAAAGAACGTGAGCTAGAAGGAACTAAAAAGACAGGTAGGAACGAACCTGTATATACTTTGTTAGAGTGTCACGTTAATTTAGACTTAGAAGGTTTCGAAGATGTTGGAGCAGATGGTGAACCAACAGGAATAAAATTACCTTACCTCGTTACAGTCGAAGAAGGT